GCCTGCGGGTAGGCCCGGAGCAGGGTCGAGTCGTTGCTGCCGATGTCGACGACGCAGTCGCCGTCCCTGAGCGCGACGAGGTCCGTTATCCGGCGCACCTTGCCGCGCAGGTGGTCGACCATCGTGCGGTTTAGCCCAGACCGGTAGCCGTAGTTGTCACCGTACATCTCCGCCGGCGGGTAGGACTGGAGCAGCTGCAGAAGGCCGCAAGCGCCGTCACCGTGGCACTTGACCAGGTCCAGGGGGCCGCTGGTGAGGGAATCAAGATGGTCCCTCGCGCGTGGAAAGACGCCACTAAGGTACTGGTTGCCAAGGTGGAGCACCGGGACCAGATTCCGATTGCCGCAGACGCGGCAGCTATCGATCTCCGTGTAGCTCACTGCGCGCGGACGAACAGCATGTTCATGAAGGTGTACCGACGGCCGTCCCACTCGACGCACGCCTCGCGGCAGGAGTAGTCCATCGGCGACGATAGGCGCAACCCGCGGTTGGCGGCGTGGTCTACCATCTCGCGGACCTCTCCCTCGTCGAAGATCTTCACGCCCTCGTAGGTCGACCGCCCCCAGTAGTCTATCGACACGAAGAGACCACCGCCGGGCAAGATGACCCTGGCCATCTCGTCAAAGAACCTACGCCAGTCTACATCGTGCTCTAGGACTGACTGGCACATGACGAACTGTTGCGACTGGTCCGGCAGGTCCAGCGCCGTTATGTCGCCGCGGCGGAAGCGGATGCCGCTCTCGTCTCCAGGGGACCACTCGGCGATGTTCACGTTGAGGAGGTTCTGGTAGCCGAGCTTCCTCATCCCTGGGAGGAAAACCGAGTGACGATCGCCACCGGCGTCGAGGATGGGCGCTTCTGGCGCATGAACGCAGGTTTTAAGAGCGTGCCAGATGCCCAGGTAGGTGTCCCAGTTCTTCTCGCGGCACCCACCGCACTCCGGCAGCCCCAGCGCGCGCAGTGCGTGGGTCGCCTCTTCTACGGACTCTGAATTCTGCAGTGATCGGTTGGTCTGCTCCAGAACCCAATGGTCGCCAATTGCCGCCGCAGAATTCGTCTCCATCTTCACATTTGTATTCACATCCACCTCCGAAAATCCCATGAGCCTGCGGACGTCGTCGGCGTCCACCCCGGCCACCCACGGCTCGCGCTCGTACATCTCGTAGCCCACCACCAGGCGGCGACCGTCCGGGTGCCAGGCGAGCCCGTGGACTATCTGGAAGCGCCGCGGGAACGGCGAAACCGAGGGGTCTACCGGGAACGTCCACGCCGGTGAAACGCGGCGCAGGGCGAGGCTCTTGTCGAACCAGACGAACCGGTTCCTGTACTCGAAGTCGGCCCACCGGTTGGCCTCGTCGAGCACCTGCATCCAGTGCACCACCGCCAGCCAACCACCAGCGAACGGCACAGCCTGCGAGCCACCGTGGAGGTGCTCCGCGGCGAACTCCAGCTCACTGCGGTGGACGACCTCGCCGCGGTAATTTAAGATCGTCGTCGGATCGCACAGGTAGACGAACCGCGGCGTTGGGCTGCCACCGGCTACCGGCATCCAGTTCTTCTCGGCGCGGCGTGGTCCAGCTTGCGAGCTTAGGCGGAGAGCGTGATCAACCGACCACACGTCCTCGTCGATCCTGATCAGCCACTGCTCGGGTAGGCCGTCCGCCGACTGTTCGGAGAAGGCGGCTATACCCCACAGCTTCTCGCCCCACTCGAACGGCACCACGTCCTCGAAGCCGAGGGCGCGTGCGTCTTCGCGAGGCTTCTGCAAAACCCTAGTCGTGCTAAGCTCGCCAAGGGTGCTATCGTTCATAGTCTCTGGGTCGAACTCAACCATGAATGTGCGGCTCACTGGCCTGACCGCTTCGCGGCCCATAGGCGCGCCGTCGGCTATTCTGTGGTACCCGGCTTCGTCATTGCACGCGTAGTTGATGCACCGCACCGTGGCGAGCAGCCTGCCCCTGCGGTTGACGACGCTGGGTGCCATCGCCGCGAAGCCCTCGGGCGGCGCGAACACCAGCCGCCGTTGGCACCACGACGGCAGCAGCTCCTGTACCTCCAGGAGCTCGGCGACGGACGCGCGACGCGCCACCTCGCGCGCCTCAGGTGAGGCGGTGCGGTCTAGAGCGAGCGCATCGTGATCCGACGGGGGGACGATCCTGTCAATTATCCTCCACGGCTTTGGAACTGTCTCGATTGAAGTAGATGATGGTTTTCGCGCCACCCATGGCTCTTTATCCAGCATCCTCCGCACGTTGTCAGCTTCGAGCGTGCCGACCCGGGCCTGCCGGTCGTGGGACCCATAGGAAATGATGAGCCTGTCCCCGTCATCGACCAGCCCCATCACGTACTCGATCTCCTCGTTAAGCTCGAAGATGAACCGTCGGCTGACCGCCGTCAGCTCGAGGCCATCGGTGAACCAGACGAAGCGCTGCTGGTTGAGCCGGCGCCCGTTGATCGGGCTCGCCAGCGGCTCATGCTCCATCCCGAGCCAGCCACCGTCGAACCGCACCAGCTGGGCCGAGCCGGCGAAGTTGTCGCCTGCGATCGCGGCCGGCCGGCCATCAGGAAGGGTGGTCATGTCGGGTCGGACGACAGTCGTCGGGTCGACACGGTAGATGAAGGTAGGAGTATCAGCGTCGATCAGCGGCATCCAGTTCTTCTCGTACCGGCCGGTGTTGAGCCTCATTGGCGTGAGCACGCGGACGAAGCCGTCAGCGTCGAGGCTCCCGATAAGCTGCTCGCACACCCCGTCCGCGTTCATCTGCCGGCATGCGCACGAGAACCACAGCTGGTCGGAGCTGCGAATCGTAAACAACCGGAGGTCCTCCATGCCCCGCACGTTGCCCCACCACATGGTGCCGAGGTCGGCGACGACCTCTCCGACGGTGCGCCTGACGATGTGGGGGTTCCGCAGATGAAGCTCAACCAGAAAGTTTCTGGTAATTACGGCAGGCTCAGAATCAGGAAACTTATAGCTCCCGTCCGGCTCTATCCAGTAATTCACACACCGTATAATCGCCATCAATTTGCCGTCGTATCGACAAATTGATGGGTTCATTGCATGCCACCCTTCTGGTGCACCGTGCATCCATTCAATCTGCCTCGCTTGCCAGGATGGAGCGAGCGTCCGGAGCTTCGGGGCGTACCAGAACAGGTTCTGCCGCGCCAGCTCGCGCACGTCGGCCGAGACGGAACGGTCGAGCGCGAGCGCCTCGGCTGTCCTGTGGGCCAGCTCGCGCGTCTCGGGATCGCGCGAGTAGTAGCCGCAGATCACGAGGTCGGTCGCCAGCGACTCACGCGACCAGCCCTCGACGAACAGCAGGTCGTCGCTCGGAGGGACCGCGAGGCCACGCCGGGCGAACATCGCCGCGGTCTCGTTCATGCCCAGGTCGCGCGCGTGCCGAGCCAGGTCGGCCAGGGCCTCGGCGCGCGACGGCCGCGTCTCGAACGCGCGGAGCGCGAGGTCTGTGGCTGAGTTCGGGAGAATCGTCATCGCACCTTCATTTTTCTGTTTACTTTTCCGAGAGAAGAGCGTATCATCGTGCTCTCGACCGAGGAGGACCTCATGAACCTCGAAACTTACGCCCAAAGATACGGTACCCGCGTCGAACGTCTCGATTCGAGGCTATACGACATCCACAAAGATATCATCGCGAAGTACAGCCTCGAAAGCGACAACATTAACTTACCTCCTGGCAGCTTCTACCTCATCGACGACAAATACGTCTTCGTTCAGCAGTAAGCATCACTCCATCTCACCCAGGGGTCCAGCGCCGGGAAAGCCGGCGCACCTCATGGTCGAACGAGGAGGAACCTCATGTTCATCATCAATCAACTTCACACGATCTACAACACCGTCTCCGAAGCCGAAAAGGTCGCCTCCGCAAATAATGCGGACTCGGACGGCTGGGAGTACGTGGTCGTCGCAGACCCACAGGGCTCCGGCCGCGCCATCATCAAGGTCTACGACGAGGATGGCGTGTTCCTCGACAACCTTTAATCGATCAAACGAGGAGGATCCTCATGAATAAAACAACTAATCTAGTAAATTCCAGGCGGCGTGATGCTTGGAAGCAACGTGCTGATGAATATCGTCGTTTGGGTGAAAGATTCGCAACTAGTAAACGCGAGCAGTATGTCCCCCCTGATGGAGCGTGCCGCTGCACTAGCTTACGCAATTTCGGCGCTATACGATGAGGATGAGCGCGAATCTGCCAAGAAAATTGAGCAACGATTATTTGATGAAGCTACAATTCATCCGATTATGAAAATGGATTGGTATTAAGACCTCACACACCTAACGATTAAACGAGGAGACTATCATGACACGAGAGTGCGAAGTTGTAGACTGCTCGAAACCGGCAACGTGCGTCATCACACCCCTCGCTGGCATGACGTACATGTGTGACGAGCACGCCGAACCATACAAGATGATGGGACCGCGTCGCTGGAGGCCAATCGATCAGCCCGATTCCATCGCCCGCCTGCAGCGCGACGCGTAGAGCGTCGCGGCGTAGATCTCTTCGGACCACCCGCCAAGCGCCACGCGTCGCGCGTACGCGTCTATAGCCTCTGCGTGGCGGCCAAGCTCTCGATAGCTATTGGCCAGATAGAACCAGCTGCGCGCGTCGGTCGGGTCACGCTCAACTTCGGCCCTGAGCAGCGCGATATCGCGCTCAACCTTGCCCGGCCGATTGGCACCGTCGGCGTAATCGGCGAACCACGGACCGTGCAGCTTCTCCAGCGGCTGCGCGACGTCGAGGTACTCGTGCGTAACGCCGATGTACCGCGGCGCGTTGTTCCACCGCACCAGCCGCGCGTTCCAGTATTCCAGCCCACCGGCGCGCTGCAGCACCTGGTAGCCGACGCCGTTTAGCGGACCCAGCCCATCGGGCGCCACCAGCACCATGTCCGCGTCGCACAGCAGCAGCTGGTCCCACGCCATGTCGCCTCGCAGCTTCATCGCACCGGCCAGCGCCGCGTTGCGGGTGTCGCGGAAGTTCGTGAATGGCCCATTCCAGAGGTGCCCCGCGATGCCGCGGGCGCCGAAGAAGTCGCGCACCACTGCCTGCGTGCCGTCGGTCGAGCCCGTGTCCATGACCGCCCAGCACGCCACGTGCGGCGCCACCGAGGCCAGGCAGCGCTCGACGCGAGCGGCCTCGTTCTTGAGGATCATGTTGAGGCAGACGCGGGTCATGACTTTACCCGATGATGGATATCAGAGAGCTTGGGATGTTGCCGCTGATTTCGTAGTTGGTCGAAGTCGATCCTTTGAGTATTCTAACGTGCCCAAGTGCCTCGTTCTTGTCGATCGTGACGTCGCCGGCATAGGGTGGGTTGACCGCGATGTCGCCGCCGCCCAGCTCGCAGTGGTCCAGGCAAAACCACTTCCCGCGGACGAGCGTGACACCAGCCGACAGGATGCTGTCGCTGATCACCAGAATTGGTGGAGTGTCGGCCCGCGGCGCCGCGTCGAACTCGACGCTGTTCACGAAGTCGCCGGAGAAGTCGGCGTGGATCACGTGATTTTCGCCAGCACCGTCGAGGAACGAGACAGCAGCGGTCTGCCGTCGCCACCCGGGCGCCGCGTCGAACTTGCACCTGACGTACCAGTCCGCGCCGACGGACGTCACCAGCGCGCGGCCGGTCGTCTGAGTCACCTTGACGTTCTCAAAGAGGTTGTCGACGCCCGCGGCGTAGATGGCGGACGCGCCGCCGGCAATTAGGAGATCGCGGAATACACCTTCGACAGAAGTCACGACCAGCGCATTCTTGGCGCCGGACGATCTGCCGTCCGTCCCGAAGCCGACGATCGTTAAGTCTGTAAGTTTCGGCGCGGCGCCACTGGCGGTGACAACAACGCTGTCTAACGTGAGCGACTGGAGGATCGTGCAGTTGCGGCCCTCGCCCTCGCCCCACACGTTGCTTGGCACTACGATGCCGCTGGCCAGGTCATAGCGGCCGGCTGGCACGAACACTCGGCCGCCACCACGCGGGTCAGCGGCCACGGTATCGATGGCCTTTTGGAAATTGACCGCGTCGTGCGCGACGCCATCTCCGACGCAGCCAAAGTCCTTGACGTTCACGATCACGGCAGCACCACCCCAGACGGCCATCCAGCCGCCCGCGTCGTAACCCGCGGCAAGTCGCTGCGCCAGTTCGTCCAGGTACGGCAGTCGTTAAGCCGAAGACTCGGGTTGAGCGGGGCCGAGGTCGGGTATCCGTAGGGGAAGTCGATGGCACGTTCGAAGGTGCCTGGCACGGCCTGGCCCGTACCGTAGAACTCCCAGCGGACGAGGCCCATCCATTGCGCGTAGATGAAGCGCTCCATGATCGGAGACTGGGTTGGATCGGCCCCAGTGTAGTGCTCAGAGACGATGACGCTCCGCTCGCTACCACCACCGCTAACGCCGTTCACCGCGTAGGGCACGCGCGCCGGGGCCAGGATGTAACGGGTGTAGGCCGGCGTGAGGTTGCCGACCGGATTGTAGGGACCGTTGAATGATTGATCCAGCCAGGTCACTCGGCTGTTCCAGCCGAAGGCGAGGTCGGGTCCGGCGATCAGCCACCCACCGACACGCGCGTCCCCAGGCTGACCGACACCAGGCCCGACGAAGTAGTAAAGCTGGCCCGGGTGTCCGCCATCCTGCGTGGCAATGATCTTAACGTAACCATCATCGGTGATCACCAGAACGTCGCCACCGTCTCCTGCACCATCCTGCACCGGACCGAGGTAAGGTGGGAAGCTCTTGAACTGCGCGGCGAACCGGCCGGTCTGAGCGGAGACGACGCAATCGCAGCACTGCTCCGAGCCCGGATTGGGCCAGTCGCAGAGGCGTTCTTCTAGCGTCGTAGTTTCCCACAGGACGACGCCGTCCCACCGCACCAGGTACTGCCACCGCCAGTCATTCTGCCAAAAGCCTTGATAACTCATTTCATTAGATATTCCCCTGCACGAGTTACCTGAAGTCGCACATGTAGCTGATGGAGTAGGACCCGCCGGGCGTCAAGACGACGCCGTTGTTGCTCCAGTTCAGCGTCACCTGCGGTGCCATCGACTGCTGGACGCCAGACACCACGAAGGCCCCGTTGGCCCATGGGAAACCACCGAACACGGTGGTCAGGCCGGCGGTGCATATCACGGTATTTGCTGCGTTTATCGGGAAGCTTAGCGTAAGCGTTCCGGATGCGCCGATGCCCGAGCCTCCGGCGCTTATTGCCACCCTCCCCGACCTGACGCCGCTGGCGGCGGGGACTGGTGTATACGTGCCCGTCGACCCGGCCCCCGTGCCAGTCACGGTCGGGGCGATCTTCATTAACTCCAATAATGCGACGGAGTCTACCGTGGCGACAAAGTTAGAGTCGAACAGATTTCCAACTCCGTCCGTCAATAGTGCCTCAAACGCCACATTGCCCCACGGTACTGGTGCGATGAGCGCGGTGGCGCCGGCCTTGAAGTATGGCACAACGCCACCGTTGTCGGAGAACATCTGAACTGTCGTGGCGTGGAAGTGACCGTTGTTGCTCAACAGCTTGACCGCCGCACCGGTGCAATTCGATAAAGTTGCGGCAGAAGCCTCAACCACGCCATCGGTTTGGATGCAGTCGCCACCATTGAACTGCACGAGTATATATTGTGCATAGAGCTGCGCGAGCGAAGCCGACACGTAGATTCCTGGGGAACCCGAAAAGACGTAGAGGGAGCTAACCTTGACATTGGTGCCAGGAGCGACGAAGACGCCAACTGCACCGGCGAAGGTGCCGCAAACGTAGGTAATGTTGTCAGCCCAAAGATCGCCGGCGATCACCCCTGATTGGAAATCGAAATCGCGCACCGCAAAGTTCTGAGATATGATGTTGTCCAGCCAGACTCCGGGCGGACCAGGAGTGCCGAACGGGGCGTCACCAATCCTAACCCCAGTGCCAGGGCGCGGGCCGGCGGCGCAGCTGTTGATCCCAGCAATGGGCTGCACCTTGACGTCGTCGGCGTAGCCAATGTCAGTCGGTCCGACGTCCAGCTCAAGAACCGCGTGGGTCACCCCCGTGCCATCCAGGTATACGTGGTGAACATACGGCCGCACGCCCGTGTTGTAGAAAGCGGTGTCGAAACCTACGATCGTGTCGTTGACGAGCGCAAAATCACCGTAGCCATTGTCCGCCACCGCGATGCCGGTCCACGTTGGCGCCGAGGTGATGGGAAATGTGAGACCTTTCGCGACGATGAAGCATCCAGACACCCCAACGCCGTTGCCAGCCGCACCTATCGTGGCCGGAGGATTTAGGACGATCGCCGGTACCGTATTGAGCGCCGCCGTGCCGGTTGTGCCAGCGGGGAACGGCGTGGTGCACTCCAGCTGAGTCTGAGCCGGAAGGGTTATGCCGGAATTGAGTACACAACGCAACGGGGGCACCGTCACGATGCCACCCACCTCCCCGTTCAGGGCGCGCTGGAACGCGGCGGTGTCGTCGGTGGTACCGTCGCACTTGGCACCAAAGAGCGTCACATCGCCCGGACCGTAGCTGAACGGCGCCCCCACCTCGCGAAAGTTGGACCCGTCAAACTGCAGGCTGACGACCTGGTGGTCGGCGACGGTGGAGAGAGTGGACTGCCCGGCCGACACACCAGGGCGCATTATCTGCCCACCGTTGGTGCCGCTTACCTGCGCCGTTATTCTCTTGCCACCGTCCTGGACGAGGTTGACGTTCCAGCCAGTCGCGAGTCCGGTGGTCGTCGGCAGCGTCACGCTTAGACTAGCGCCCGTCGCCAAGCTTGATATCACCCCGCCATTATCACCCTGGGTCATCTGGTATCCTGGACCGGGTACAAACTCCCACCGTGCCGGAGCAGCTGTCTGCCCGCCGTTTAACAGAGCCGTGCCCTGACTGATGCTGGTGACCCGAAAGTTCGCGCCGTCGCTCTGCAGCACGGCGCTCTCGAAGTTCACCGAGTTAATGGCGCCGACCGTCAGCGTGGAGAACGACTTCCCAGCGAGCACGATGCCACCAGCGGACGTGCTGAGAACCACCGCCTTGCCGCCGTCGGTGACGAAGGCGGCCGTCCAACCAGGACCTACCTGGACCGGGTCTGGCAGCGTCACGGGCAACGAGGCCGCCGCAAACTGCGTCGAGGGTCCGGTGGCGTTCGCCGACGAAAATATGGTGCCGTCGTCGGTGCCGTACAGCGTCTGGCTCGCTACCGCGGGCGCCGAGAAGCGGTTCAGGTTGCCACGGCCAACGATCGTGATCCCAGTGGAGGTCGGCCCGGCGTTGGTGCCGACGAAGCTCGGGCCCATAAGCACGTTCTGATTGTTGCCCGTCGTCGCGTTGACCGAGGTCGCGCACGGCAGATATGGTGCGAGCCAGGCGTTGCGGCGCGCACCGACCGCGACGATTGAGATGCAAGTGGCGGAGTTTGGATCGTACGCAAAGCCGGTGAACTGGTTGCCCACGGACGACCCGTTCTCGATAAGCAGTCCTGGTGCGCTTGCGCCGAGCGCCGAGCCCCACCCGCCGATCCTGCTCGTCTGCACCTGCTCCAGCGCCACCGCGCCGATCGAGGAAGATCCGCCGGCCGTCGATCCTGACAGCCAGAGGTTGCCGTTCGTCAGGTAATTCGCCTGGATGGCCCCACCGGTGCTGTTGTTCGTGACGACGAGGTGCTCGATCAGCGCGCCGGCGATCTGGTCGCTAAAGTCGGTCTTGCCAAGCACCACCACGTAGCTCGCCGTGCTGCCCACCACGGTTATCTGACCGGTGAGCCGCAGGTTGTTGCAGACCACCGGCGTGACGGTCGTGCCTCCCGAGCAGAGGAACTGGATCACGTTGCCTGAGGCAATCGTGCGGCCGTCTATGCTCGCGCCGCGTGATATCACCTCCAGCCCGTTGGCTGCCTGACCCTGAAAGTCGACCGTGATCTTGCTCGTGACCTTGTACGATCCAGCGGGGAACAGCACCGGCACGCCGCTGGTGATGGCCGTGTTGAACGTGCTGTTGATGGCCGTCGTCGAGTCGGAGACGCCGGTCGGATCGGCCCCGTTGCAGGTGACGTCGATCCACGGGCGTCCAGAGCACATCTGAACGTCAGTGCTGAACACTGCGACCGCCGCGTGGGCGGCACCCGCGACCAGGACGAGCATAAGTGCGAGAAGCAGACGGATCAATTACTCACCATGAATGCTACTTTTACCGTGCCGGTGAGCGCAGAGGAGAACGCTAGCGCTATCGCCACGTTGCCACCTGCTGGTGTGATGTTCGTTATGTTGGCGATGATAGAGCTGCCCGTGTAGGCGGTGACGTAAACGACCGACGTCGTGAGCACGACGCTGTTAGTTATAGTGAGCGTGTAGACGCTAGCCCCCGAGAGGGCCTCGGACGTGACGAGGCCGGCCGAGGCGTTGAGCGTCGCTGCTCCGGCCACAGCGGTCGCCGTGGCGTGACCGGTTATCGAGGAGCCCGTAGGGCCGGTACTGCCCGCGCGGCCGGTGGCACCGGTCGGGCCTATCGTCCCGCCCGTGCCGGCGGCTCCGGTGGGACCCGTAGGGCCAGGGAACGTAGACGTGGGGCCGGTGGGTCCTGTGACGGTCGAGGTTGCGCCAGTGGGTCCCGTAGGTCCGGTGCCTGGTGGACCGGTGGGTCCTGTGACGGTCGAGGTTGCGCCTGTGGGACCCGTGGGCCCACTGGATGGTCCCGTTGCACCGGTTCTGCCGATAGAACCGGTGGGGCCCGTTAATCCGACGGGGCCGGTGACGGTAGAAACTGCTCCGGTTGCGCCTGTGGGGCCAGTGCCAAGCGCTCCCGTGGGACCTGTTGCACCTGTTGCACCTGTTGCGCCGGTAGATCCAATTCCAGATGAACCGGTAACGCCCTGGAGCCCGCGCTGGCCAGTCGGACCCGTGACGGTGCTTGCAGGCCCCGTCGCACCGGTGGGGCCGGTGACGGTCGACGTTGGGCCAGTGGGACCCATGCTCGGCCCCGTCGGACCAGGAACGCCCTGCGGGCCGGTCGGTCCACCGCCCGTGCCGGTTGGCCCCGGGGGGCCGGTAAGGGCCGTGATCGGCACGCCGGACTGCCGGTAGACGCCGGTTATGTCGACGTCGTTAGGGCCGGCTGGCCCGGTGTACCCGGAGTAGCCAACGAGGACCGCCCCGGCGAGGTACGTGCCAGTGGACATACTACCTCGCGCTCGCGCCGGTTAGTAGCAGGGAAGCGGGCTCAACCTCGTCGAGGCCCTGGAGCCACTGGTAGTGCTCGTTCATCGCCGGCAGTTTGACGTAGATGGTCTGGCCCACCAGGTGGGCCGGGTACTGGTGGCGGAACACCGCCGCGTTCAGCCGCGCGAAGGGCAGGCCTGCGTCGTGGTGCTTCACCGGCGTCCCGAAGGCGCCGCGGCGCAGGTGGCCGTCCAGGCAGTAGAGGCGCGGGCCAACCAGGGTCGACCTGCTGTAGCTGATCAGCTCGTCGCTCACCCAGCAGAGCGTCGTGTAGAGGTCCGCGTCGTCGGGGTGCCCTGGGTGAAGCACACCATTAGATGGCGTCACGTCGACGTGGAATGAGCTAGTCGTGTCGGGATCCTCAGCTGCCGCCGGCAGCGGCGAGGCGAGGGTGCCAACGACGCAACCGCGCCAGATCGTGCCAAGCCTGTCGTAGCTCCGGTCGTTTAGGCTCACCCACACCTCAGCTCCGCCCCACCCGGACGAACCAGCCGCAGCGATCCACACCTCGTGCCGGTTGCCCGTGAGCGCTCCTGGAGGCTCGAACAGGACCGGCGGCGCCGTCGGCGAGGCCGGCGCCAGCCGGTCGTAAGGCAGCCGCTCGCGCATGGCTACACCAGGTCCTCGGCCGTTATCGTCAGAACGCCGCCCTCGTCCTCTTCAACGGCGGTCAGCCTCACGTTGAACTGGGTCAGGTAGGTAGGGTCAGTTATGGTGACTATGTCCATGGGCTCCAGCAGCATCCAGCGTATCCCGACCTTGAACTTGTACGTCCGGCGCAGCGTGTGCCTGCGCTTCAGCATGGTCGAGGCGACGTTGCCGCCGACCGTCTGGGTGCACACCTCGTGGGCCTGCACCGTGGCTATGTTGCGCACGCCGTAGAGCTCGATCGAAGCCTGGTCGAACGTCGGTGGCTGCACCAGCGGGTCATACCAATACGGCCGGTACATTATCTCTAGCGTCAGCCAGTTGGTAAGCTGCGACACGTCGTTCCGCGTCGCCAGCACCACGTCCTTCTCCCCCACCTGATGCGAGGTGCCGACGCTCCACGGTATGAAGTCGTCGTCTGTAAGGTTCGCGACCGGCGTCAGGTTCGGGTAGTAGACAGCGTCATTGTTGTCTAGCTGCTCCGTGGAGTAGGGTATGAACATGAGACGGCCGGACGACCAGACGACAGCCGAGCTGGTTAGCTCCAGCACCTCCTCAATCCACCGCGAAGTTGGCTGCTGCCTGTCGCAGAGCAGCGAGAACCCGAACAGCGCCGCCTGGCAGTAGGTCTGGAATAGTGAAGGGTCGGCCGGGACCCCCGGAAAGCCTATCCCAACACGCGGGTCGTAGAGCATGTCGTAGACGATCAGCGCCGGGCTGGCGTCGACAATGACCTCGGTGTTGTTGCCCGCCGTGCCGGTTCGAAACCCGTTGATCTCCACGGACAGGTTCGGCAGCACCCCGGCCTGGCCGAACTGCATCGGGGTGGCGGTGGCGTAGCACAGCCCAGAGTACCCGACCACCGGAGTGTTGGGCGACGACGACAGAAACGTCTGGTCCGCCGGCTGTCCGTCGTATCCGGCGAAGAAGTTAAGCGGTACCCGATTCGTGTTGGTAACGCCAGCGTCGAGCCATATCGAGTTGTTCGGCCGCGGCCCGGCTGGACCCACGCAGAACCCAAGCGCCACGTTGGCCGAGTAGTTGCCAGATTTCCCGGTCTTGCTGCCCGTGACGCCGCCCTTGCCGCTGCCGGTCGAGTGGTATCCGAAGTAATCTAACAGGTTCGTCGACACACGGTGGGTCCCCCACAGGACCGGAATGGGCGATCCGTACTGCGCCACGTTGTAGCGCAGCCCCTGCAGGGAGGGATGATCAAATGCGTTTACCGTTCGTCAAACGAACGGCGTGGGTTGACCCGCCATTCGTTTTACCTATCCTTTCTCATGAGGCTTTAGCTCCTGTCTTTATTAGCTTAACATCGAATAAAACTTGACCGCGCGCGGCTGGCCGGTCCTGTCGAGCAGCGGGTGCCGCGTCGCGTCGCCGCGCACCACACCGCCCAGGCCGGCGAACGAGTGGATCACCTTCGGCCAGCGGGTCACGATCGCACCGTGAGAGTAGCAGCGCCCGTACCGAAACAGCGCCACGTCGCCCGCGAGGGGTGCGGTAACCTCGTGCAGGTGCCGCTCCAGTACACCCATGAGAAACAATTCTTCACTTCTATGTAACATCCAATCTTGCGTGTAGTGGGGCAGCACGATGTGACTAGTGAGCCCAGCCTCCTCATAAACCGAACAGAGCAAATTTACACAGTCCACTGCAACGCCGCGCAGACGCTGGGCATGCTCGTAAGGGGTCCTGATCCAACCTTCGGCCGCAGTGACTAACGCTTCGCGACAGGTCGCGACATCAGCACAGGCCAAGCGACGAGCCTATTGAATGGAAGATAGTACTACCAAAGTGCTGAAGGAACGATCCGAGCCAGGCGGCGGCGAGCAGCGCGATGGCGAATTCACTCTGCGGGATGTACGGCTGTCCACCGAAGTGCCCCAGGTTGTTGAAGTAATTCTGGCAGGCGCTCAGCGTGTGGTCGCACCCCGGCAGCAGCGAGAAGTAGTCCCCGGGCTGGATCGTATAGATGAACGGCGCGGTGAAGTTGACGACGCCGCCCTCGGCGTTGCTCACGGTGCGCTTGATCCCGGCGTTGCCACCGGAGAGCCCTACGATCGTGCCAAGGTCGTAGAGGTTCGACGGGTTCGGGTTGAATCCCGTCGTGATCGTCGTCTGGGCCATCACGGGCGCCTGCGCCTGGACCGTCACGGCCATCGACTGGCGGTCGAACTGGCACATGGCGTCGCCGAACACGTGGCTGCACGTGTGCTGCCAGACGCGGCGCGGGTACTGGGCCGTCATCAGCGTCGTGGTCGAGTTCACCTTCACCGCGATCGTCGTGCGGCCCACCTCGACGTCGCCGACGAGGCCCTGGAACCACACCACGTAGCCGACGATGCCGGTTATCCCCGCACCCGGCGTGGTGGAGCAGACGAGGCGACCCAGCTCCACGGTCGCGAGGTCAAACACACCGTTGAAGAACGCAGCCTGCCACGAGAGCCCGCCGACCGAGTCCGACGGACCAGCGTACACCGCCAGGTCGAGGGTCTCGACCGCCAGCCCGACCTTGACCGCGGTCTTGGTGCGGCCGAACCGCGGACCGAGGCCAAACACCACCGGAGTAGGCGACCCACTCCATATCGAGTGCTGATCGAAGAGCGACGGCCCCAGGGTGAACGGTATGGTGTATCCCGAAAAGGAAAGGTACTCGCCGTAGACCGTGCGAAAGCCCCACAAATCGGCGACGACGAACGATCGGTTCGACGCGAGGAAGCTGGCCACCTGGCCGGACGGGTCGGGGCGCATAATTTATGTATCAAAAATAGTTATTTAAGTATATAGTGCCGTTTGATCATCTTACTAAAGGAATATCAAATGAGTAATAATAATAATTTCGTAATATGGAAATCATTCATGGCAAATCCTGTCAACTTACCCATACCGAGACCGGGCGCATACATGATATGGAATATGATCAACGGTAAAGGATACATCGGTATTAGCGAAAACCTCCAAAATAGATTAACGTCACACGCTAGATCTGGCAGTCCATCTAAACTTAGAAACGCTATCAAGAAATACAGATCAAAATCATTTATTATTATTCCATTATATTATATGACTAACTACGAACCAGAGTTACTATTACGTATAGAAGTTGATTTGATAAAAACATTTGATACAATCAAATGGGGATATAATGTAATAGAAGCATGTGGACGTGTTGGACCGTATGGTCCACTATTTAGTGCTATCTTACAAAATACATGGAATGACCAACGACGCGCTAAATTGACCGAAATAATGAAGAAACGATGGAGTGATCCAGAATATCGTAATCGCGCAATCTCATCGATGAAAGCTAATCCAAATCTCAGACGCCCACGTTCTCTAGACTCTAAGGCGCGAATGAGTATATCGGCCAAAAACAGAAAGCCTCCAAATGTAGAAACAAGATCGAAAATATCTAAGAGTAACACTGGGAAAATACGCACTGCGGAAACACGATCCAGAATTGCAAAGATAACTAAAACTCAATGGTCAGATAATGAATCACGAGCGAAGAGAATCGAAGCAATTAACATAGCATTTATGAGACCGGAAGTGAAATTAAACCAATCACTAGGAGCAAAGCGACGTTATGAAGATCCAGCGCAACGTGCAGCTACAAGTAAAATGGCCGCAGAGATAAACGCCAGACCAGGCATGAAAGAAAGAAAAAGCAAAGCATCCAGTGCTTTAATCTGGATCAACAATAGCATAATCAATAAACGTCTTCGTCGTGATCTCCCACTCCCTGATGGATGGAAATTAGGAATGAAATCACGGTAAAAGTACACTTTCAATAGATAATTTACGGAGCTCCCACAACTGATAAGCGAAATTATCAAAATCTAAAGTGTCCTCCGCGAACTTCGCTGGCCACCAGTAGTTGAACGTGGCGCTGACCAGCGCGCCAGGCGGCGGCGGCGAATTGAGGGTGACGACGCCATTGGCGCCCAGCGAGTACGGCACCGAGGCACCGTTGACGTATACCGCCAGGATCGCGTTGGGCTGGGTTATCGGCTCGGTGAACAGGCCACCGTAGTACGCCGCGCCGATGGTGCGCAGCAGCTGGTACGACGTCGTCGCACCGTCACCGTACCCTATGCCCTGGTTCGTTACCTGGTCGTCCGTCGGATCGTCGAACAGGAAGGTGGCGTTGGCCGCCTGCTTCTGCCGGCAGAAGAACCCCATCAGCGAGTCCAGCTCGGTGTACCCTGAGCCCGGCCCGATGCCGAACCGGCTATCCCTACCACCACGCAGAAAGCTGTACTGCAGAGTCCAGGTCCATATAGGGTACAGCTGGTCGGCCAGGTCCAGCCGGCGGCCAGACACAGACCTCTGAGTACGCGTGGCGAACTTGGGGGCCTTCGTGACCGACCAAGTCAATCCCGGTAAGAAACTCGGGGTATTCGGCTTGGGCGTAGGAAAGACATCCACGGCTCAGCGTCCGGTCGACAGCTGCCTGGGGCTCACGCCGCCGGTCAGGCTGGCCTGGCGGAACGCCTGGCCAATGGTGCTGCGGTTGTTCATCAGGAACTGCGCGCCGGCCTGAGTGTCTATGGCGTGGATGTTGATCGTCCCCCCGGTGCCGCCGCGGCGGATGATCCCTTGCATGCCCTCGCTGATGTCGGCCGGCAGCACCATCTCGCGGGAGTGGAGCTGCCCCACTATGCCGCCGCTTTGGAAGCTCGGAACCACCCAGCCGCGCTCGGCAAGGGGCAGCATAAACGGAATAGATTCGCCCCACGACAGCAAACCACCACCACCGCCAAACAGGCCACCCAAGCCCCCACCGAACAGGCTGCTGAATCCTGAGCCTAGCACGCTGCCCAGGCCAGCGCCGGGACCCGCGGCGGCTCCAAAGCCCATGTCCATTAACTTCGCTGCAGCCCAGCGACTAACCATCTCGCTGATCATCTTGATGAAGTCGCCCAGGATCGTGTCCCAGAGCCTCTTTAGACCCTGCCGGAGCGTAGATGTGTGCGTGATCATCCCTGTGATCAGCGAGTCAAACGACGAACCTATCTGGTCGAATCCCTGGATGAACGGTCGAGCAGCCTTGTCGGCAGCCCTCTTCTGCTCCTCGGCCAGCTTGTCGTCGAGCGCCTGGAGCTTGTTCGTGTACTCCTGGTAAGCGAGGTACTCCTCCTCCAGGATCTTCTTTGACGTCCGGGAGTCCTTCTCGGCGGCGGCCAGCTTGGCGTTGAAGTACCCCTCGTCGAGCGCCTGCTTCTCGTCGAGGAGCATCTTCTCCTGAGCGATGGCCTCGTCAGCGCTCATCCTGCCGAGCTTGACCTCGGCGTCCAGGTGCGCCTTCTTTCCAGCGTACTCGACGTCAGCGACCCGCGCCTTGTAGGTCTGCTCCTCTATTGCGTCCTGCTCGGTCTGATGCGCCAGCCCCTTCTCCAGGGCGAATATCTGTGCGTTGACCTCGCGTCGCAGCTTTAGGTCGTTCTGCGAGCCCGAAGATATCGTCGCGAGCTTCTGCTGCCAGAAGGCCAGCTCCTCGGCCTTGCTGTCATTGAAAAAGTTACCCTCGGCTTCCAGCCTCTGGCGCAACTCGTCACGCCAGACCGACATGCGGTCGTCGGAGCCCTTCTTGCCGCCACCGGCGCTGCTCTCCGTTCCGGCCTTCCTGGTTCCGGTCACGGTCACTGGAGGGATGTCAGCGTAGCCGTAGTCCTCGGTGCCCAGGCCGCGGCGCTGCCGGTTCCGTTCGGCCGCCTCGGAGGTCGCGTCGAGCGCCTGGCTGACGCCGAGTATCGCGTTAGTCCAGTGGATGAAATCGGCCGCCGCATTCCCCACCGCCGTGGCGATCTTTCCGACCCAGCCGATCGCGGTTGTCATGGACCTCACGAGACCATCCAACGCACTGATCGTTCCATCGATCAGCGGTTTCAACGTGCCGAAACCCTGAACGGCCAGCGTCGACAGGTCTAGGCCGAGCTTATTCGTCTTCTCAGCGGTCTCATCCATCCCATCAGCGTTTTTCTTTATCGCCGCCGCGTACTCATCTGACGCGTGCATCGCCTCCTGAAAAGCCACAACACCGTGCCTCATCGCGCCAGCGAAGCGGTCGACGCCGCGGCCAGCCACCTCGTGCAGTATGCCTATGTTGCGCGCCGCAGGCTCCAGTTCGGCGTAGTGCTGGATCACTGAAGTAAAGAACGTGACCAGGTTGTCGCCCTTGGTCTTTACCTCCTCCGTCGAGACACCTAGGTTGTGGAACGCCGCAACGGCGGTCTTATTGCCCTCGGCTACCCTCTGTATGTTGAGCGCCAATCGCTCAAGTGGACGCTGCACAGCATCGGCATCCCCACCGAAGATTCGAATGGCACCAGAGAGCCTCGCGTACTCCTCAACCGACAGCCCTAAGATGTAGGCACTGTTCAGAGTCTTCTCGCCGAGCTCAGCCATGCTTTCGGCGAACTCCTTGAGCTTCTCGAATGCGAATACCACGCCGGCCACCTCGGCCGTCTCGCGCAGGCTGGACTTCATCATCGCCAGCGCGTCGAGCGGGAGGCGGATCGCCTCGGCGGAGTGAGCGAATGCCGCGTTCAAGTCCTGAACCAGGCTCATGGTCGCGGACTTGACCTCCTGGGCGCCGGCCAGGTAGCCGGCGGTCTCGGCTCCAAATCTTACTTGGAGTTCCTCAGCCACCGGGTCGCCTCCTCATCAGCTCGTCGGCGTCGAGCGTCATCCCAGGCAGCTCCGGGAACTTCACCTCCCTCCTCAGCATGCCGTAGTACGGCTCGCTGCGCTCGACGACGACCCTACCGGTCCCACGCCTGAGCGTGACCTGGTCCGAGCCAACGTTGACCTCTACGGTGCCGCCACGGGCGAGGAACCCGTTGATCTGGGCCATCGGCCCCGGCTCGCGCCACGCGAACGGATGGTTAGGGTCGACGAACAGCACCATCTTCCGATTGTCCGGGTCGACCGGCCCGTTCAGGTACGCCTCCTGGGCGAAGACCACGCCGCACCGGTCGGGGCGCATCTGCGGCGGCAGCACCTGACCGGGCGGGAAGCCGTTGGTCGGGGTGCGGACCTGGCTCTGCAGCCAGATGCACTCGAACGTGCGGCACGCGTCCGGCCGCTCGGGGTGGACCTTGCACCGGCCGCCAGCGCGAGTCCACTCCACCGCGCGGCACCAAGCACCGGCGGGCTTGTCGATCTCCACAACCGAGAGCAGGCGGCAGCAGAGCGAGCATCCGTCGCAGCCAGCTGGCACGTTAATCAGGCCTCAGCGCCATCAGCTCGGTGGCGTCGAAGATCGGCGGCGGTACGTTGAGCTCAACCGCCGCCGCCATGCCGGGCATGCCGGCCATCGCGAAGCTAACCGGCACCGGCCGATCCGGCTGGGGCTGTCGAACCTCGTTCGCAGGCTCGTTGGATCTAACACCAAGGAACGCCGCGACCAGTACGTGGGTCGGCGGATGCCGGCTCCAGTAGGAGCACAGCTCCTCCGCGTCGAACACCGTCATCTCGTCGATCACGGGGTATGGGTATCCACAGGCGGTGGCGAGGAGTCCGTAGAGATCGCCCCATTGGGCCTCGTCACCGCCTCGGCTTCCCCCGGCTTTAGACCTGCACCGGTCAGCACTGCCAGGATGACCTCGCGCGCGTTCGCGACGTCGATGAGCTCAAGCACCCTCTCAGGAGTCATGTCAGGATAGTTCCGGCTCAGCGCGGTAGAGACTATCTCTCCTATCGCGTCAATCTGTTCGGTCGATATGCCACCCGCATCCGGCGGTAGATCGCTCATCGCGCGGATCTTCGGCTCCAGCCGACGGAGCTGACCAAGCGTCAATGGCGGCACCATATACTCAATACCACCCATCTGCACCTTAACGCCGATCATCACTGGCTCACCGCGTTGTAGAGGCCGATGTTCCCGGACGCATTGGCGAACGCCGAGAAGTCAAAGGCATTCAAAGTCCAATTATCCTGCGACGTCGGAATGCTGAACGAATTCGATACGCACGCATACAACATGAGGGCCCACGGCAGGCTCACATTCTGCGGCGCGCCCGGCACCGTCGGGCTGATCTTCTGAAATATGGTGCACTGGAAGGCCGGCGTGTAGCCCTGCACCTGGTTGGTCAGCAGCACGCTCGCCCCGGTCGTTGGTTGGTTGTAGACGTAGCTGATCCTAACCGCGACGGACTGATCGGCCGACGAGAATGTGTAGACGCCCGTGGCCGGATTAACCGAGTACTGGAGACTCGCCGACGGCGTGGTCACCCTGTTGAAGCGATCCCCAGTGATCGCGTTCCACACCCCCAGATCCTGCAGGTAGGCCGCTGCGTGGCTCACGGTAACCGTGAACGGTGGCGTCGCCGGGATCGTCAACGCCTCGTCCTGCGACACCGTCTGCGACGACCCGATCGTCGGAGTCAGGCCGAAAAACAGATCGCTGTAGAGCAGCACGTTGATCTGGGCGAGCTTCGCCTTACCCGTGATCTTGCCCTGCCCGCGGGCCAGAGCAGCTGGGAACTGCTGCTGGCCGTAGAGCGGCTTGTCCGTATACGAGAACGTGATGTCCACGTCCTGCATCAGGCCGAACTGGCGCGGACCTATGCCCGATCCGGTCGTATCGACACGCTCGCCGTACATGACGCCCGGCCCGAAGCTGAGCTGAGTCACTTCAACCTCCTATCGCGTCGTCAGACGCAGAGTATCTCCACCGGGATGATCGCCATCTCCTGATCGCCGAGCACTCCCTCGGCAGTCTCGACCTCGCCGACTATCCGCACGTGCCGGACCATCTGCGGCAGCCCCAGATCCTGGACCCCGGTGCCGGGGTCCGGCGCGAGCGCCAACTCGATCGCGTCGATCAGCGGGTTGAGCAGGATAGCTGGCGACAGGGCCGGGTCCGACGAGTGGACGTAGATGTAGAAGTCAGCCAGCAGCGTCCAGACCACCGGCAGGTTGACGGCACCCTGGTGCGTGGTACCGCGCTGCCTCTTCTGGCTCATGAACAGCGCCGGCTGCTCCGCCGGTGACACGTCGGACCAGTGGCGCAGACGCCGGTTCGCGGTCGCAAACGACGCCGCCTCGCTAGCCAGCCTCCACAGCGCGCCATAGATCGCCTCTCGGACTATGGCCAAGGCTTGATATTACCCAGGCCCCGGCTCAAGTCGTGGCCGCCTATGGCACGCTTCGCCGCGCGCTTCACTTCGACCGCACTGCGCCGCGTAACGAGACCTGCATCGAGATCCCTGATTGTCTCCCGCGCTCGGGTCTCCGCTGCCTCCTGCGCCTCGGTGGCGTCGGGCCGCGGCGGCCTAGGCTCGCTCTTGGTATCGTCGCTCATCGTGGACCCCTCGTAGCCTGCGTCACCGCTGTCTCCAGCTCGCTGCGGATGCGCGGCTCCATCTCGCGCAGAGCGGAGCGCAGGAAGCTGCGCTCCGGCAGTGGCGGGTGCGTCACGTGCGCCGCGAACACCGTCCGGCCGCCGACCTCGAATGCCAAAGCGCGGGCAGCCCGCGGCCTGATCTCCCAGGAGTGTGGCACGCCGAATTCATGCACACGCGCGTACGCGACGTTAGTACCAACGGTCGCCGTTACACCCGTCGAGGTTCGGTCCACCCGGTTGTGGACGGACGACCTAAGCACGCCGGTGCGTACCCTGAGCACCTCGCCGGAGAGCTTCCGCTTGACGAGCGCCTCCAGCTCCAGCGCTAACCGCGTCACGGCGCGCGCGACGCCAGACTGGACTGCGTCCGGCATCGCGCTGAGCCGTGTGATCAGCTCCCTGTCGCCGACGAGGTGAGCAGTGATCACGGCGGTGGTGCGGTCATCAGGTCCTGCGCGGCCTTAGCCGCTGCCACGAGTCCCGTGACTATCGCCCCGATGACCTGCGTCTTCGTGGGCTCTCCGGCCGAAGCCACCGAGAGGTAGGCCCCTCCGGCGATGCCCACTAAGCTGACCAGCGCCGTGAGCGCCATCGCGACGTACCTGTTCACGGTCCCGTGATCACCGCGTGGGTCGGATCAAAGTCACCGTGCTCGGCGACGGGAACCGCGATTACCGTGACGACCATATTCGGCACGATTGCGGGACCTACGTCGGGAGGAGCGCTAATACCGGTGTACGAGATGTTCGCTACGCCGACGGCCATCGCGACGCACGTCCAGGTCATTTTGTCAGGCGCCAGCACGATGGTCGCGACGGTCGGCGTGTCGCTGACGACAGCTCCATCTGCCGGCGCTGTGGTCTCGTCAAAAGTCAACTTACCAACAGCAGTCTGACCAACTTCCAACTGCATAACACTCATCATAACCTCCACAGGGATGAACTTCACGAGATCCGGCGGCGGATCGAACCTGCCGACGGACGGGGACTCCAGGACCAGCGCGTCCGCGATCTTCTGCAGAACTGTCGTCTGGGCGAGCAGGCTCACGTTGATCGCGTCCAGTGCCTGCACTGTGGACGCGAGAGAGAATTGACCCACAACAGCCTTGATCGTATTTACCGAGGCAAGAATGGCCGCGGCGTTCACCTCCAGTGCCGGGTCCGTGACGCGGGTACCCAGCAGCTGTGGCCTGGGAGGGGGCGAGAAGAGCCGCCGAAACAACATCATGGCTCGGACACGATCGGCGTGGTGGCGTCCTCCAGCTCGATCACGGTCGTAACGTCCTCGAACTCCAGGCCGGCCGGCGGCGTCGGGAGCAGCGTGGGACGCAGGAGGATCGCGGACTGCCTGTACTGGTAGAGCAGCGCCTGGATGTCCGTGGCCATGTCGCGTCGCGAAAACATCACCGTCGAGTACGCGACCGTCTCGCCGCCTCCGATCGACCGCGAGTGCTCGGCTATGCGCCCACGTTCGCGATAT